TATCTGATATTTTTTCAACTTGAATTGATTGTTCTCCATTTAAAATTTCAATAGTTTCTTGTATTTTTTCAACTTCAATAGTATCTGATATTTTTTCAACTTGAATTGATTGTTCTCCATTTAAAATTTCAATAGTTTCTTGTATTTTTTCAACTTGAATTGATTGTTCTCCATTTACAACTTTATCAGTTTCTTGTATTTTTTCAACCTCATAAGTTTCTGAATTTTTTACAACTTCGATGTTTTTTAAGATATCAAGTAACGTACCAGAATTAAATTTTCGCTTTATAATATTGAACTTTGTTTTTGATTCAGTTCTCACGGTATTGTGATTTACCAATACTTCATTGTCTATATTTGATCCAAGTGTCTCCATATTTCCTAATATTTTATCTAAATAACCATTTTGCGAAGAATGATAAAATTGTAAATAACTATTGTATAGATTAATCTTTTCATACAGTAAACGATTCTCGTAACATAACGCATCTAAATAAATGGTAATTGAAAATCCGATATTACTACCTTTATCGTGTGACAACAATATAGCACATTGATTATCGTAATGGGTTGAAAGTTGTTTTAATATAGATACAATAATTACGTGCAATTTAGATAAGTCTTCTGTATTGTATTCAACACTTATACATACATCACTATAAAAAATTATAGTTTCTATACGAGGAATACTATTTATTTCAAACGCAGAGTTTTTACAACTTTCAACAATTTCTGTAAATAATTTATAGTAATCCCTATACATTCGGTTAAAAACTGCCTTTGTTACTTTATCAAAATAATCAAGTTCCAATAAAAGGATTTTATATTGGAAAAAAAACGAATCTAAGCAATATATAAATATTTTTTTCGGATTATTTTGAATTAGATAATTATGTCTATGATTCATATCCACCATTTTAGTTTCAAGTGTTTTATATTTTTCACTGACTCTGATACGTTTTTCTAATATAATATCGAATTCAGATTCTAGTATACTATAATCAAACATCACTTAATATACAATAATGAATATTATATTATATCAGCGATTGTTGATAATTCTCATTATCTTGCAATAGTATTTTTAACGTCATATATTGTAAATTAACTTGTTATTACAATATTATTACGTGAAAACGGCGTTAAAAATTACCAATAGTGTAAAATACAAATTATGTCAGTTACTTGATAAATTATGTAATATTACATTAAGATAAATAAATATATAAACACGAAATTATGTTTTCTCTATTAAATGAGCGAAATACCTGAAAATTTTAAGAGTACTGTAGTTGATTTGCTCAATGATTTAAACAACACATATCCAGAATATAAAGACAAGTGGTCTATTTGGGTAAACTGTGACGAACCAGATTTAAAGGAATTACACGATTATATGGTAACAGTTTTTCCTGAACGTTTTTTTGATATTTTATATCAAAACGCAGACATTTTTAATAAAGATGATACCACTAATGTTAAGTTTTTACCTGATGTAGATTTCAGACTGTTATTTAACTGTGAAGGTATTAGCGATAATACAAAAAAGACATTGTGGAAATATTTGCAATTATTATTATTCGTCACCGTAGGTTCAGTTGAAGATAAAAGCAAATTTGGCGATACAGCAAACATATTTGAAGGTATAGACGACAATGTCCTACAGGAAAAACTTAAAGAAACTATGAATGGGCTTACTGGATTTTTCAATGATAGTGGCGCAGAAAAATATGATGCTTCTGGTCAAGAATTTAGTTTTGATCCAAGTGATAATACAATGCCTGATGTAGAAGGGATTCACACACATTTGAAAGGTATTTTCGACGGGAAAATAGGTAAATTGGCTAAGGAATTAGCGGAAGAGATATCTATAGATTTTGAGGATATGATGAAGAGTGATACAAATAATGTATCACAACAAGATATTATGAAAAAATTAATGAAGAACCCAAAGCAAATGATGGATATGGTAAAAAAGGTGAGTGGTAAACTTCAAACGAAAATGGACAGTGGTGAAATATCGAAAGATGAGTTGATGAAAGAAGCAGGTGAAATATTAAACAAAATGAAGGAAATGGGTGGTTCTAAAGAGGTGAATGACATGTTTAAGAAGTTTGCTGGTGGTATGGGTTTAGGAAAAAACGCTAAGATGGATATTAATGCGCTGAAACGAATGACCACCCAGGAATCTACGCGGGATAGGTTACGTAAAAAGGCTGAGGCAAACAAATCATCTAATCTAAAGCGCGACCCGATTACAGGAAAATTGGTATTTTCTACAACAGATGGAGTAAAACAAGAGCGCAGTACAGTTGACCAATCACGAATAGAAGACGAGGTAATTGCTTCTTTTGATGAAACTAAATCGAAAGAAAAGGCGACAAACAAATCCAAGAAAAAGGGTAATAAAAATGGTAAGGTAAAAAAATAAACAAGTATTATATAATGAGATTACTTAAATTCATAAATATACCTGTATTTCTTATTAGTTTAGCATTTGGATTATTTGCCGTGTACATTACATCGCCTGATAATAGAAAAATTATAGTGTATCCTACACACGAAAACGCGGGTTCTATTCAATATCGCGATAAAGCAAACAACTGTTTTTCCATAGAAGAGCAATATGTAGAATGTCCAGATGATTCCAGTAAAATTTCAAAGTTGCCAGTTCAATCGTAATATCCATAATCTATGTATTTTTTTTATTATTATTATATAATATATAGATGAACTTACAGAGATTATTAAATACAAAATTGGGACGCGTTTTTATATCGGTATTACTTGGAATTGGTTTAGCTACATTGTTTCAACGTACTTGTAGTGACAAAAACTGTATAATATTTAACGGACCAATTATAAAAGATTTTGATGATAAAATTTACAAATACGAAGGGAAATGCTATAAATACGCAGCATCTTCTTCTAAATGTGACAATAATACTAAAAAAGTGCTCGATATTACAACAGAAGAAAAGCTTGAAGGTTCGCCACCAACAAGTAACGGATTGTCGTTTTTAGGGAATAATAATTAAACAGATATAGTAGAAAATGAAATTCGTTATTACATTATTATTTTGATAATGTGATATGATATATAATATGGCTGAGCATACAACTAGAATCGACCAATTACCGGATAATGTTAAAATGCAAATAGGAGGTCAACCGCCTATTGGAGGTGGAAACTATGCCCCTATGAATATTCATCCCAATCCATATGGTAATGAATTACAACCTCACAACTCTCCAATGCCTGAGATGAGTCCACCAAAAAATGTTAAATCGGGTAGAATGTCGAACGAAGATATGGAAATGATAGGTAACACACCTCGTGTTCGCCTGCCTTCTCGTGATTTACCAACATACGAAGATGAGTATCTTCAAGATGAAGAAGTTATAAGCAATTATATACCAAAAGTAAGATTCAAAGATGATTATGTAAGGGATTATGAAGAAGTTACAACCGAAAAAATCCTACAACGGGAAACAAAAAAACGCAACACAAGCACAGTAGACCGTATTTTAACGGATCTACAGGTTCCATTGTTAATCACTATATTATTTTTTTTATTCCAAATGCCCACAATCAATACGATTTTCTTCAAGCGATTTGCGTTTTTGTCTATTTATAATAGTGATGGGAATATTAATTTCTTCGGAATTGCGCTTAAGAGTGTTATTTTTGGCGGACTGTTTTATATTCTACAAAAAACTGTTAACGTGTTGACTGATATTTAGAGCAATGTAACGTATCAAACAATTATACAATTACCATTTTTACACAATCATAATATATATGAACTTGTAATGTAAATACGAATTAATTATAAATCGAATATAACTATTTGTAGATAATTCTTATTTACAAATATAAACATAAATAAATCTTAACGTCAGTATATCATAATCTCAATGACTAGCTATAAATATATCAATACTGATGATGACTTTCAATCTTGCGTAACATCAATTGAAATCGAGAATATGAAAAGAGAACCAGATGATAGTGATATGATATTATATGTCACTGGTATTCTAAATAACTATCTTAATACATCAAAAGGACACAGTTGTAAACTCCCAAATTGGGGCAACCATTTTATTTTTTGTAGTAAAAATACAGAATATGTAATGAATATTTCGTCAAGTGGTAAATTAACAAAATATAAAACGTATGTTGATGGTTATACAGTAAATATAATAAAAGAACCTCTAATACGCGGCATTGGTAATATAACCATAAGCGTTAACGAAAATATATCTTCGCGAGAAATGCCTACATATAACGGTTTTTTTAAGGGATATACAATGAAAACAAACCCAGTTTTCATTAATTCTATTGCGTCTGGAAATAATATACTATTTAATAACGTTTTCCAGCTGTGGAAAACCAGAGCCAATAAATATAGTTTGGATTATAAATACGAGAACCAACAATTTTATATAACAGATAATATAGCTTTCGCCTTAGCAACTGCTTTGATTCACGATAACAGGTAATGCGTATAATATGCATTGAAATAAACGAATATAATTTCACGCACACTTTACACTCATATATAAACGGTTAGGTTTGTCATTATTGATACTCGATTAGAACAAGAATTCACTACTTTTTCTACTCTTCTTTGTAGTGTTTTTTTTTGTTTTTTTTGTTTTTTCTGTTTTTTTTGTTTTTGTTGTTTTTGTTTTTGTTTTTTCTGTTTTTGTTTTATTCTTCGTACATTGTTCTATTTCAGGATTGTATCTAAGAAACCACTTTTTATATTCTATTGTATCACGTTTGAGTTTGAGTTCTTCATGCTTATTTGTCTTTTCTTCTAAAATCGTTTCCATAGTTTCTTGTTTTCCAATACACTTTAAACTGAATCGCTTAAGCACACCTTTCTGTGTCAACCTATTTTTCTGTTTTATATCAAATAAATATTTAGACATACACAAAATGCGGTCTTTATCATGATGTGGTTCGTTAGAATAATAAAAAGCTAAGTAAAAACTCATCATAGTATCAATAGTAGCAATGTTGATTTTTTTACCATCTACATATATTGAATTGTAATTGTGACATGCTATTGGTTTATATATAAATGCTACACTTTCATTACCAATCGATATTTCAACACACATTGGTATTATTTCGCCAATTGCTGGTCTAGTTGTAGTCCTAATGTCATCATAACCATTGGAACGTAACTTATCTTCTAACAAGGATGCGGTTAAAACAGGGTCTTCTACTATAACATCAAAGTCAGGTATTCTACCAACCTTAGTATTTTTGTAGTTTTTTATATCTTTGGTATACAATTCGGCAGCATAACCACCAAAGAAAACGGCATCTCGAGAAATTAGTGTATCCCGTATAACATAGTATAACATTTCAGAATCTATCTTGACATTGGCTATTTTACTTCGGAAATCGAGTCCCTTGCAATTTTCTTTAGTTTTTAATGGATAATGTTTATTCAATAAGACAAGACGTTTGAGAACCTTTTCCCACCTAGATGTATCACCTTCTGGTCTCGATAATTCTAGATACATCGCCATTCGTAGAAAATTTGGTGGGGCGTAACTTATACCAGAAACTACCAATTCTTCCTTTTTTATTTGTTCGAATATTGTTGGATTTAGATGGGTAATATCTGCGACTGGTATATAATTTACGAAGACCTTGTATGTCCCGTAATGAACACCTGCTTTTGCTTCTACGTTCGTAAATCCATTTTTATAATAGATATCTGCCAATTCTACTGCGTCGTTCATAGCATCCGTTGAATAAAAATCATAATCTGGGATTTCGCTGCCAAAATTATAAAATTGAGCTTTTATAGGAAGTATGTTATTAATTGCTGTCCCACCATAACAAATGACTGATTTACTTTTTAAGAATTGTTCTACAACCTCTATAATGTTGTTATTCACACCTTTCATATTGAGTAATCGCTTACCCTTAATCTGATCACCTTCGTCGACCGCATTTCGTAAGATAGCTAATTCGCAATCTTGAAATGTCATATTATCATTACAAATGTCGGTAGCGTATTTACGTTTATTTTTTATTTTATTTTTACTCGATTTGAACGATTGTTTATTTTTTATTTTATTATTGGGTTTCACAGTCATAATAAAGTTTATATATAATTTAATTAGAAATTATATTATTGTTAGTATTTATTTTATAACCTTTCATGTATATATTTCAAAATACTACTCATTGGTATAAACGCGGATTCAAAATGCTTAAACATATTGATATACTCTGATTTGTTTTCTAAATTAGAAACCTGTAACACTTGAATATTACGCCTCTCAATATTATTCTTTATCATATTTATAGTGTTGCTAGTTGTCAAAGGAACATTCGTTATTTTCATAATATTTGCGGGTAATCTAATGTCTGTATTATCTGAACTATACAATACATTATAAAAGTTCTCGTCTTCACCTTTTTCTCCTTCCATAACTTCTACATTAATGCAACCATCTTTGGCAGACAAACTTAATTTTGATTTATTATATGCGTCATTTACGTATTGACTTCTAGTTATTATAAATACAACCTTGTCTCCCAATTCACCTAATAGAGTATTGCCTGTCACGCACCTATCACATTGAACTTGCTTGGTTAGTTTATCATGAACACCTTTTGTCATTTTATTCATTTGTTTTCCGATAGATGTTATACTATTGGAATATGACGAATTTGCTTTTTTTAATTTAAGAACGTCACTACCCAATGTTTCATTTTGTAAACGCAACATCGATTCACTGTTTCTTAATTTATCTATCTCTCGTTGAACGGATGGAATTGCTCCAACAACCGGTTCAGTTTCTAAACTCTTATTTAATTCACTTTGTTTTTTCTCTTTCTTAGCATCTATTTCTACTTTATTTGCTTTTTTTGACAGTTCTAAAATTGCTTTATTTGATGCTTTTAATTCTTCAATTTCTTCCGCACCTTCTGTTCCTTCTATTCCTTCCATTCCTTCAATTCCATTAGTATTATTGTCTTTATAAGCAAATTCCAACAGCGTTAAATTTTCATATAATTCACTTTCAGTCCCGATAATGTGATTCGTATTTGTGAACGATTCTTCTTTAATCTTGTTGACACTTTCATTTGTATCTTTCTTAAAAACATTTATAATTTTCATGACATTTTTCTTTGTATCACTTAATAGCGTTTTTACTTCACCTGGTTTATTATATAACTCATTTACAGTAAACGTTTTGAGAATAAAATTGTGTATATTATTATAAAATGGTTCAGAACCATTCGACGATACGCGGATATTTATAAAAAGAGGCATGTTGGGGTTCTGACCAAGTTTCATAGATGCTTTACACACATTTAGCACGTTATCAAACTTTATTTTATCTGATGCGAATGGAACACCATCCTTTTCTGTAACAAAAAAATCTAACCATCTTACCCCTTTTCTAAGGAGTTTATCTATATTTACAATAGATGCTTTTCCGTCCAACATAACAGAATCTGATGACGCCATTGTACATAAATTTTTAAGTGGTTCTTTCAATATCACGTCAATTGTATTTTTAATATCTTTATTTTCCAAACCCTCGCGCCGTAATTCACTTCTCTCGCATAATAGTGTATAAACAACTATAGTTGTTATTATTATAATTATCACTATTACTAATTTTGTTAGAATGTCTGTCATATATTAGTATACTATAAAGTAATATAAATTGTTCTCCTAATGTATATAAAATCAACTATGGCAGGTGGATTACTAAATTTAATAGCAGAAGGTAATCATAATAGAATATTAACAGGTGAACCCACCAAAACGTTTTTTAAAGTCACTTATTCTAAATATACAAATTTCGGACTGCAAAAATTTAGACTTGATTACGACGGACTACGCGAACTAAGAACAAGCACTGAATCTACGTTTAAATTTAAGGTTAAACGTTATGGTGATTTACTTATGGACACTTACTTAGTTGTTAATCTACCTGATATATGGAGTCCATTTTATAATCCTAAGGCACTAATAGATGAGGATGGTGAACTAAATAACTGGCAGAATACTGACGGGCGTTGGGCACCATACGACTTTAAATGGATTGAAAATATCGGCACGCAAATCATAAAAGAAATTGAGATTACTTGTGGTTCTATTAGACTACAAAAATATACGGGTGACTATTTAGCAGCGATGGTTGAACGCGATTTCAACAGTGAAAAAAAGAAACTATTTAACGAAATGAGCGGCAATATAAGTGAGTTATATGACCCCGCGTTTTCTCTAGGGCGAATTAACACTTACCCGTCTGCGTTTTATACACAAAATGCTATCGGTGCAGAACCTTCCATTAGAGGCAGACCGATTTATATACCGATTAACACATGGTTTACGATGGATAGCAAATGTGCATTCCCATTAGTTTCATTACAATATAGTGAACTCGAAATATCAATTACATTGAGACCCATTAAAGAACTATTTGTCGTTCGTGACGTTTTTGATACTGCTAATGAATTTCCATATGTTGCTCCCGATTTTAATGAAGAACGTTTCCAGATGTATAGATTTCTACAAACGCCACCACATCCTATAGTAAGTAGCGAAAAATACGACACTAAGATTAATACTTGGAATGCCGATATTCATATAATATCAACCTACGGATTTCTTTCAAAAGACGAGGCACAAGTCTTCGCTATGAAAGAGCAAATGTACCTTGTTAAGGACGTTTTTCGTTATGATTTTCAAAATGTTACTGGTTCAAAGAAATTAAAATTGACTTCGTCTGGCATGGTTGCTAACTGGATGTTTTATTTACAACGCAATGATGTAAATATGCGCAATCAATGGTCCAATTATACAAACTGGCCATATGGGCGACCCCCTATTGCGATAACTAATGCCCTTTTAGACATTCACGATAGTGAGTATTTTCCGCAATCAATTCGCGATGAACTTATTAGCATTGGCGTTACATCTGGACCAAAACAAGACCCGAAATCATCTAAAAATACTGGTTTTTTTGTAACTGGCGATTTCAGCATTGAGAATCATAAGCAAATTTTACAAACGATGGGTATTTTGTTAGATGGAGAATATCGGGAAAATACTATGACTCGTGGTGTATATGATTATGTAGAAAAGTATGTCCGCACGAAAGGATATGCAAAAGAAGGATTATACTGTTACAATTTTTGTCTTAATACAGATCCCTTCGAATATCAGCCATCGGGTGGAATCAACATGAGTAAATTTAAAACGATCGAACTTGAAATTACTACACACGCACCTGCTTTTAGTGAATCCAGTGATTTTAAGACTATTTGTGACAGTGAGGGAAATATAATTGGAACTAATAAGTCAAGTTGGAGATTATTTGATTATAATTATAACTTAATAGTATTTGAAGAACGTTATAATATACTATCATTTATTTCAGGACAATGTGGGATGATGAATGCCAGATGAGGATTTAAATGTTCATCGGACATTGACCACGAAGAATGTCAATCTACTATGCGGATTGAATTCTTCATTGGTTTAGTATATTCGCTATTTACTATATATTATATTATCAATATATAGTAACTTTATAGTATGTCCTCTATGGATACAAAATGGAAGAAAAATATACCAATTACAAGCAATGTAGAGGGTTTAACAAATAAACTGGAAAATAAAAGTATAACTCGTAGCGAAAAAGATAAAGAACAAACCAAGATGTTAGATGAACTTAAATTTCGCATTAAAAATATACATAATAAACGTAAAGGATTCACGAGATTACCCCATTTAACAGACGTTAACGATGATAGAGATGGACTTGAGAACGATGACAAAGATGGATTTGAGAACGACGACAAAGATGGACTTGAGAACGATGACAAAGATGGATTCGATAACGATGATAGAGATGGATTCGATAACGATGATGATATAGACGGATTCAAGACGAAAAAGAAGAAATCATTTAAGAATAATTTTAAAAAAAAAAACATTATGACGGGCAAACCTAAAACACTTAATAGACCTAAAGCAGTTAACATACCTAACGCACCTAATAGACCTAAAGCATTTAACGCACCTAACGCACCTAACGCACCTAACGCACCTAATATACCTAAGGCACCCAAAGAACCTAATAATCTATGGAACTATTTATTAAATTTTTGTTCTGGTCAATGGGGCAAATTAAATCCATATCCGCATGGTGCTAGCTTAGGCTTAACCTACATTTTATTCTTATTTATATATCTACAACTATATCATTTAAATTTTAAAAAGGACTTTCAATCAAATGGACAGGATGGACAAAATGAAACAGATAAACTACCAAGCGAATTGAAGGATATATTGGAAAATATAGCAGATTCTCTCTCTAAAACACTGGGCAGTTGGGTAAAGGACCCCGAATACGTTGATATAAAACATAACGAATTTTTGAAAATTGTTAATTATTTCGCAAGGTTTGACGCTGGGGTATTTTTTAGATATATATTCATTCCTGTGCAGGTTGTTGTAGCAATTACGCATAATATAATACCCAATATGAAAATAATACCTATTTTAGGTAATAAATATTTTTTCACAGTGTTGTTTGTGGTTTTATTTATGATGTCTTATGGTAAATTTGTAATAAAAGAAATTGACAGTTTGCCTAGAGCAAAAAGAAAAGGAACAAACACAGATGGTAAATGGTGGGGGTTTATTACAAAATATTACTCACACATTCCCATCTCTTATTTTGTAATAGTCGGAATTATTATAATATGTGCGTTTGCGCTCGATTTTCTTAAACAAATGGGTGATGGTTCTTATTTCGGCGATGGGTTATTTGCAGCTATTGCTAAAACCCTATTCAAGATTTTTTCTCTAAGTATGAGCATTGTATTGTCAGGGCTTGCGGCTATACCACTCGGTATTTATGCGTTAACCTGGTTTATTTTTCCAGAAGGGATAGGCGTGCCCAATACTTCTAAGTGGAGCAATGCGATTCGAGATAATTATCTTGTTCCTGAATGGGATGTATGCGAAGAAAGTATGATAAAAAAATGGATTTATTATTTATTTCGTAAATTGTGGAACAATAAAATATTAATCTCAACCTTTGTTATTATTGATATTATGATTACGTTATCAATTGGTAAAGGTGACTGGGTAGATGGAGAAGAAATACGGAATGAAATGTGGAACTGGTATTTTTTTCGTTTTATTTTTCCATTATTATTTATTGTGTCAATCTTCTCTCAACAAACAACAAAAGAAAAACCTTTACTTGATTATCTAAAGCCTTCTTCAACTATACAAAAAATTAAATCTATTATACAATATTTGAGAGGAAATTCTGTAACAACCGACGAACAACCTCCTACAAATGTTTAATAAATAACTAGCAATCTGATAATAAACGATTATATTCATAATATAATGTTGTTTCGATAAAATCATTTAGAAAATACACCTGATAACTTCTAAATGGGTAAGAAAAGTAAAGTCAAAAAATTATTGCCATTTGTATCTATATGTACCCCTACTTTTAATCGTCGTCCATTTATTCAGACGATGTTCGAGTGTTTCAGAAATCAAAAATATCCAAAAGATAGGATGGAATGGATTATAATTGATGATGGTACGGATAAAATTAAGGATTTAATCGACTTAGCGAATATTCCACAAATCAAATATTTTCCATATGATACCAAGATGACTCTGGGTAAAAAACGTAATATAATGCACGATAAAACAAAAGGTGATATCCTTGTATATATGGACGACGATGATTATTATCCTCCTGAGCGTGTTCCGCACGCTGTTTCGATGTTAATGAAAAGCAAGGCGATTTGTGCGGGTGCTAGTGAATTGTATGTATATTTCAACGACCTTAAACAAATGTGGCAATGTGGTCCATATGGTCCGAATCATGCAACTGCTGGAACTTTTGCGTTTAAACGAGAACTATTAAATAAAAGTAGATACAATGAAACTGCTTGTCTAGCAGAGGAACGTGAATTTCTACACGGGTATACTATACCTTTTGTTCAACTAGAACCAAGTAAGACGATATTGGTATTCTCGCATGACCATAATACGTTTGATAAACGTAAATTACTGAAAAATCCACATCCAGACTATATGAAATTATCTGATAAAACCGTAACAACTTTTATTAGAAATGATTGCGAAGAAAATATTAAACAATTTTTCACTAAAGATATGGATACTATGTTATTAGATTACGAACCAGGTAAACCTATCAATAAACCAGATGTATTAAAACAGACTAAGGAAATAGAAGAAAAACGTAACAAAATGGAAGCAGAACACAAGTCGCAACAAGATACTGGGCAAATCACTATACAGGAACCAGGAAAACAACCCGTAGCATTAAAAAATGGAGACATAGTTAATTTGATAAATGGACTGCGAGACCAATTGAAAATTGTTAATGCGAAAAATGTTGAATTGTTGGAAATTATATCTATTATGCAGAATAAGCAAATAAGCATGACAAATGAACATCAAGAAGAACTGAATAGATTGCGCCTTTAATGATTTGTAACGATCAATTGTGGTTTTATTTGAGAAGTGTAATAATATTTTAACTCCCTAACTGTGTGATTCAATAATTATTTATTAACAATTATTGAAATTATTCATTTTTATCAATGTAACGATATATACGTCTTATGTCTAATTTTGATATATCTAAATCGTTGAATGCTACATTTGACTCGTTATCATTCGATTCCCAATACTCATCGCCGTGAGTATATCTTAGTTTTTCGAAAAACGAACATATATCACGACGATCCATATCTAATTTTTGACACATAGTAAATATAAATTGTTGGTTATTATATTCAGTTGAGTATTTAGTGAGAACCTTTGTAAATCTTATATCTACTGGTTTAAATTTGTTTTTAACGTTTGGTAAATTTTCATGATATATATAGTTACTATGAAAGGTTTTATTCATTGAACTCATTTCGTTAAATTGCCATATCTGGTGTTGAAATGTTATGCGATCCATATAATCTGAAAAACAAAAATTATTCAGTATTTTTAAATACAATGGGATAGATTTTTCACTTGTATTTTTGTTTAACATGTCTATTATATTTTCATGCCACAATAGTGCTACAATTGTTCGGTCAGTTTCGTTCATGAAATTATTATGCATATCAAGAGAAACCTTATTATTTATCAATTGTTTTGTTATTTGCTTCGAATCTTCGTTATAAAATTTCGTGTGTAATATATCATTCATAGTTTCGTCATCCAATGTATTATTGTTAATACTACATATTTTTGTTATAAAATTAAGTTTTCGTAGATCACCTTGTATGTATTTTAACACTTTGTTCATAATGTCTGAATTTATTTGACCAGATGGTATGATTGTTCCTATTATATTATGCATCTCTTCGTCTGTCGCTGTTTTTAATTCAAATGAATTGCATACTTTCATTAATTCTTTCAATTTTTTGTCGCTGTAATAATTACCAATACATATAATTGGGTTTAATGTTACATTTTCTAATTTTTGTTTTTTCGTCTTTTTTTGACGTATTAATTTTATCAATGCTGTTATACCTCCTTTATCTCCACTATTCATACCATCGATTTCATCCATGACAATTGCTATCTTCGTCTCTTTCCTATACATCATGTCTAACACATTTCGCGTAGATACATTATTACTTGTTATTGTATCAATTAGTGAACGATTTCTTATATCCCCAGCATCATATTTAATAACATCGTAACCTAAGTCTTTCAGTATATTATTTACAAATTGTGTTTTTCCAGTTCCTGGTGCACCATATATATAAAACCCTTTTTTGAATGATGCGTCGTAACATTTTTCCTGAAATGTGTTCAATATATTTTTTATTTTTGTTTCAATATCATTCCTATTTAACAATTCATTAATATTTTGCATTTCGATTATTATAATAAAAATAATTGTATCTATATACATTTTGTAACTATCTATCTGAAAGCACTAAAATCAGATGTTAGTGGTATATAATTAGATCCACCACGTTTAGACAATAACCCATTGTATGTATAAGGGTCCATCCCCCCTGGTGTAGTGTTTACATATTTCTTTGTTTGTATGTCACCATTGCTTCCCGAAGCATATCCTCCTGCGTTTGCGTATTGTCCGTTACGTTGTGTATCTTTTATTAAATTTGTAGTTCCGCTAGCTACATCCTTTCCTAATCCTATAGTTCCTGTTGCGACCTCTCTTCCTAAACCTATCGCACTTGCTGTGGTAGATTTCAAACCCGAAACTGCGTCTTTTCCCAGTCCAATTACACCAGAAGTCACCTCTTTTCCTAATCCAACCGCACCAGAAGTTGCTTCTTTTCCTAATCCAACCGCACCAGAAACCGCATCACCACCTAACGTAGCACCATCTACTGCTAATCCTGCACCAGTGTCTATTACCTTTTCTGCTAATCCTGTGCTGGTGTCTATTGCTTTTTCCGCTAGTCCTGTCGTTTTATTTACTACATTGTTAGATAAACCACCTGCGGTTCCTACTATACCACCAGTAGACACATTACCACTACCTCCTTGCCCGTTGTTACAGGTTTCACAATTTTTACCGTTACAACTTGGACAACTCAAGTGCACATAGTCAGTTTTCAACATATAATCTTGAGACATTGGTTGAGAACTACCCGAGGCACCGTCAGCGTTCCAGTAATGAAACCACTTCCAATACTCTGACATCGCCGAGTTGGTTAAGTCAGACTCGTTGTGTTCTGTTTCTTTTTCTTCTGTTTCTTTTTCTTCAACGACAGCAGTAGGTTGTTCCAGAGTTGTCCCTATATATCTTACAGTTCCTAGTAATTTATATTTATTGGATTCACAGTCACCTACATTTGTTAATAGAATAATAACTGTATAACTTAAATGGGTCATCATTAACACCTGTAATGTGCCGTCATTGTTATTTAGTTTACTCACTGCCAGGGTTTGTGGGTCAGAACTTCCAACGTAGTTATTTCCTGATAAATCAATAGTCTTTATAACACTATTTCTATCTAATGTATTCCATGTTGTTGTTGTGGTTTCGGTTGTCATTCCCTCTAGTTCTTCGTTAGTCAAACGATTATTGAATAATGTGAATGTTTCAGTATTTACAATATTTACAGTACTATCAGTTGCTGGATTATCGATTGTCTTCGAAATCAACAATTGAGCGATAGCGTCGTAATATATACCATCAGTTAATTCCATAACATTCACTGTTTTACCTGCTATATTAATATTGCTATTTCTCATAATAATAGTTGGTGGTGCTTTTGCTATTTCTAAACCTTTATTCTCAATTAGTGTAAATTCATTTTTTAATATTCTGCCAGCATCTATTACACAAGTAGCTCCGTGTTTATTTCCCATTAAATCGACAGTATGTATGAAGGTTTTTGTTCCTATACTTATATAAAATAACTGTTCATTATCACTCTTCTCGTATACAGAAAAAGCAGGATATGTGCTGCCTTTATGAACCTCGTCATTTTCCGTCATTATAACGTCTTTTATATCTCGTTTAATAAATGTTCTTGTATTACCCGCACGGTTAATAACCCACATGGTCTGATCATAATCTCTTACAACATTTCCAGTATTTGTATCAAAAAAGTTTTTGTTCGATGTACCAAAATCCACCAAAACTTTTGATGCGTTTGGGTAATGTTTCGATACATCACTTCCTGATATAGGAGCGTTGCCAAATCCTTCAATTGACGCATTGTTGTACCAAAGCATAGAAACTACCAATACTATTATAATTATTCCAAATAACCATAATGGTGTTAACTTAAAATTGAACATGGTTTATTATATACTATAAGTAAATAAAAATATCTGTTCTTATTTACTTATGCCGAATAAACCTTTCATACCCCTTGCCAGAATATATAATGATTCGAATAACTTCGAAATGGGAATTGACGAGTGTGCTCGTGGTCCTTTATTTGGGCGATTATATGTGGCTGCGACAATTTTGCCTAAAAATGAAGAGTTTACACACGACGAAATGAAAGACAGCAAAAAAATCAAGTCGCGCATTAAAATGCGTGAATTGTCCGATTATATAAAAAAACACGCAATAGCATGGCATATACATTTTATAGAATCCGATGTTATAGATGAGATTAACATTCGACAGGCTGTCTTAAAAGGTATGAAAGAGTGTATTAAACAAGTGCTATCCAAAGTAGACACTACTGCTCAAAACACATTCCTTGTAATCGATGGTAATGACTTCAATGGATATACTGTATTTGATAATGATACGCAACTTATTCGCGAAGTCCCATATGCTACAGTAGAACAAGGTGATGGTAAGTATACGTTTATAGCAGCAGCATCTATTCTTGCTAAAAACGCACATGATGAATATATTTTGGATTTGTGTAATGAATACCCACAATTAATTGAAAGATATGGTCTTAATACAAATGTCGGTTACGGAACAAAGAGACATTTAGATGGTATTATTGAACATGGTATTACGCAATGGCATCGTAAAACCTATGCTCGTTGCAATTGTGCTAAATATGCACCTTTATAAAAATTGAATTCGTGGTAACGACTTAGTATTGGTGTAAAAAATACATTTATTATGATCATCGAGTGTTTTACGAATGGACAAGATATTTATACTATCAATATTGGTCAGAACAAAGCAGATAATTGGCGTTTGTTAGATAACTCAAATGAAAATAATGTATGGTTTCATGTTTCGAACACATCGTCTGCGTATGTGGTGTTAGATACGACGTTTGCTATAAAGGATATACCAAAAGTCGTTATATACCGTTGTGCGGTTCTCTGTAAGATGCATTCTAAAGTTATTCCAAATAAACACGTTGTTGTCAATTATACTTATGTAAAACATGTTACAAAAGGTTTTAGAGAGGGTCAAGCAATCATTGGTAAATCGATGAGTATTACGATCTAACTAAAACCAATTCTTTGAAACATATTATAAAACCACTTTTTATTTACATTTATGAAATTGGTGTTCTCGTCCATTGTTGAATAACCTATGAGAATGGTATCTTCGATTTCAACAAACCCAAGAGAATATTCTATCATTTTTCCTGTGAATGTAAATAATGGTGTGTATCGTTTTAATTCATATGTTTCTTTATCCAATGTTATCATCATATGATAATAATATCTATGGTCTTCATACGACACAAGATGCGTTAAAAACCATATTTCATCATCTATTATAATGCCATTTGACGACCCTCGTATATATTTGAAAGATAAAGGTGTGTTTACGCTTTGGATGTCGACAAGTATTCCTTCAATTATAGAACCAATTGTTAGTGGATGCCATTTATAAACGCATTTCAGATGGTTGTTTGAATCACTAAATAATACCCAATTTTTCTCTATTTGGTTCTGGTTCTCTTTCTTTAGTATATATTCATTACTTGTATCGTTCATTATTATTTCACCATGTTCAATAAATATATTGGTGTTTATCACCCTATTCGCATTATATAATAATTTACCTTTATGAGATATTATTCTTAAGTCTTCGGGTCCTTTATAATACCCGTCATATTTAGTATTATAATTTAATAATGCAGCGTCGCAGTTTTGGCGGTTTTTATTGAATCGCATGATTACGTTTTTAGTTATAATATTTTCTTGGTTCTCGTAATTACCATTTCTATTGATTCTATAATTAACAAATCGTATATTTATAACCACTTCTCCATTATGGAAGCAAATTGTGGGTGTGCTTCCTATAAACGCTGTATCATTGACCAATTTATCACCTATTTGGGAAAGCGAATTGTATTTATCATGATATACACCTTCAATTTGAGGAACATAGAATTTATAATTACTAATAATATTTTGATAAATTTTAATTTCGATAGTATGATAATTTAATAAATCCATCGAACATCGGAGTAGGTCGTAATTATCAGGATTTATATAGTAACCTAATATGGATAACTCATAATCTAATTTAAAATCATAAATGTCTTTCTCCAAGAATAAGAAGTCCCATTTTTTAATTTCAGAACGTTTGTCTCTTGCTATCTTGTAAAACATATATGCCAACTCGTTTTTGCTATTAATTCTATAGTAATTTACAATTTCGTAAAGGTTCTCTATTCTAGTTGAATTACAAGAATATGCTTCTAGCCAATGAAACACAGCTTTATCCATCAAACCGCGCGATTTATATATCTTACCTAATGAATAATGACTATACCATTGTTCTTCACTCCATCCACCAAATGAGATGCGTCTCTTATATGTCTCGATTGCCTCGTCTGTTCTGCCAGCATCACGTAAACTATTCGCCAAATAAAATGTATAACGCGGATTATTAGGTATATCTTCCAAACCTTTTTTTAATAGACGAATATCTCTCTCGAATTTATCTGACTTACACCCTCCGTCACCTATGTCCGATACAAACATATCACATTTATTGAAGAAATTATAACTTGTCCCTGCTGGTAAATCCATGTACTCGTGTGTATATCCCACGTAATTGATACCTGGTTTATTTCTTACTAACCGAATATTCTTATAGTAAAAAGAGTCTGTGCCTTGTAATATATAATGTGCGTCAGCATCACTTATATGGAGTTTAAAACTACTCACATCGAAATTAACGGGGATTTGTAATACCATGTCGGCATCTAATAATAAAATAAATTCTGCTGTATCCATATTTTTACAGTATTCTAGTGCTTTGTTCCGATTGTATCCAAAATCGCGAAATGGTTCGTGAAATACTTTACCTGGTATGCCTTTCAATTTAAAATAACTATCTATTATTTCGGGGGTTTTATCTGTGCTACCTGTATCACAGATACAATAACTGTCTATAATGGGTAATACGCTATCCATTAGACGTTTAATAATTGCGCTCTCGTTTTTTACTATCATATTTAGACATATATTAATTTGCGAGTTTGTTAACATCTCAATTATGGAGAACGAACAGAAATGTTTATAGACCTTCTATACATATAGACCTTATATATATATATGTATATATATAAATTAATTAATGTCTTTCACTCGCTTTCACGATGACCCAACCAGAATCAGAAAGCAGTTGCAACAGAGCAGTGGTTTGTGTAGGTATCAATTAGACGCACCTGGACCCGGTATATCTACTCCCTTTGTAGAAGACCCGCAGATTCGTCTTCAAAAATGGGGGGCAAATTTAAAGACAAATACAGTCAATTTAGAGAGTGATTTAAGAGGAATCGGTCACAGACTATCAGCAGACGATAAAGATTATACGGCATTAACGCCATCTACAAATAACAAGATTTATGGGTCTCAAGACGCATTTATAGATGAAAGTCGCGCTAGTCATCCTGCTTGGATGTATAGAGATTTAGAACATAGTCGTTGGACCACATCTTTTCACGATGTTCAAAAGAAAACCGAGATACCATTCTCTTACAATGAACCATCGCGAATTTTAGAGAAAAATAAAATACGTACTAATACTATCATTGAAGGACTTGATGAAAGTGACCCAAGTGGTCGTGGTGGACTAACACTTTCTAAGCAAGCGACTGGCGAAAACGGTAAGGGTACGAAATTCGCAATGGTTTAACCGTTTCACTTGAATAAACTCATTGTACGATTGGATAAATATGATAATATAATATATATTAATATACTATCATGGAAGTAATCATACCATTATTAGCAATGTCTGGATTATATGTATCTACAAGAACAAAAGAAACACGTGAAAATTTTACGTCTTCAATGTTACCAAATGTTGATATTCCAGACCGTAATTATATTCCACCCGATACAAACGCGGCTGAAAGTGACCGTTCTAGTAAACTTGCTAAAGATAACGCGTATGACGGTCATCGCGTGTATACTGACAAATACTTCAATGCTAATATGAACTCAGAGATGATTCAATCAAATAATGATTCACCTGTTGAAGCACAGTATACATCGTTGTCCGGAGAAAGCGTAGGCTCAAGTCATTTCCATCATAATAATATGGTGCCCTTCTTCGCTGGTAATATTCGTAGTCGCGTAATCGATATGAACGCGAATGAGAGCGTTTTGGATAATTATGTGGGTTCTGGTTCTCGGTCTTATTCAAAAAAGGAACAAGCACCTCTATTTGCTCCGAAGGAACATCAGCAATGGGCAAATGGTGCTCCAAATAATACAGAGTTCATGAGATCGCGCGTAAATCCCAGTTCTAAAATGTCGAATGTTAATCCATTTAAACAAGAGCAGGTTGCGCCTGGTCTTGGATTAGGTTACACTACTGAAGGCAGTGGTGGATTTAATTCTGGTATGTCGCAACGCGAAGCGTGGAGTGCAAAAACCGTAGATGAATTGCGCGTTCTTACAAATCCCAAGGCTGGAGGTGTAAGTATTATCGGACACGAAGGACCTGCAAGTTCGCACATCAAACAAATGGGTAGTCAGGGTATTCAGGAAAAACATCGTCCAGATACTTCGTTCGAGATGACAAAAGATAGGTATTTTACTACTACTGGTTCTCAGAAAGGACAAACATTGAGGTCTACTCATATTGACAAGGATGTAAGTCGTCCTAGCACGGCAGTTGAATATGCTGGAGGTGCTGGATATTATAATACGTCACTTTACGTTGACGGCGAGCATATGCCAACCCACAAACAACAGTTGGATGGACCCGCTTTTACACCTGCTGGCTTTAAAAATGGCGGGTCAGCTACTTCATCTGACTACGGAATTAAAAGTAAAACAGTTTATCCAAATAATCGCACTACTACCACGAACGATAAATACTTTGGTGCGGTAGGAGGGGCGTTTGGTGCTGTAGTAGCACCATTATTGGACGTCCTTAGACCATCGAAAAAGGAGAATACCATTGGTAATCTTAGACCATATCAAAAAGCTAAGGCATCTGTATCGTCATCGTATCTGTATGACCATAACCAACACGCAGCACCTACCATTCGTGAAACTACTGAGGTTGGCAAGTTCCATCCTCTTATGAATGCTAACCAAAGTGGGGGCGGATATAAAGTAAGCGAACACCAAGTTGCTCATACCTCTCGTTCAGAAACTGCTAGGGACTATACTGGTGGGTCTAGTGCTGCGGCTGGTAGACAGGATACACGTTCCTATACTGCAGAATACAATCAACGCAACAATGACATCAAATCGTCGACTATTAAAAATGGTCGGACTGCTTCTGGTAACATGAAGTTATTTACAGCCGACGTTAATATGTCAGCAAAACACAAAGACAAAGACCTGGTCAACAGTCGCTCTCTAACTAAAAAAATGCCCCCAACACCTCCTTCTATAAACTCTATGGGAACACTTTCTGGTGGTAATTCTTTAAATCAATATATTAATGTGGAACGCAATACAACTGATATTGCCAGTGTTCTAAGTGGTAATCCATTTGTTATTCCATATTCTGTAAGATAATTTTTGTGTTTTTCTCGATTTATTTCATAAAATTGATTACTTTTCGTGTTTGTCTTATTCTAATACAATTAAACAAACTATTAGACAAACTATTCCAGTTATTTATCTATTTATTCCTTCATTTATTAATATTAAATATGCCTTGTAGCATTTGTTATCAAACGGGTCATAATATTCGTACATGTACTTATCTAGAACCAGCTTTGATTAGTGATGACATTTCATCCATTTCATACGATGAGTTTTATACACATAATTTAGACTTGCCAAGCGTGAGTGATGCAGAACTTTTGGTTGAAACTCCATCGAACTTATACTCTTCTATAAATTCATTTGAATATCCACCTTTCGAAGATATATTTCCTGAAGTTATAGAGTGCATGGTATGCTATGAAGAGATAGAGAACGAAAAGGTAAGTCTAAAATGCGGACATTCTTATTGTGTTCAGTGTTTTATTAAGCATATGCGAGTCGGGAATAATTGCGCTGGCTGTAGAGCACATATATGTGACCCACCTAAGAAACCACGTGCAAATCACATTCTTTCACAAGACGAAATTAGCGGCATCGTCGACCGTAATTTGATTAATGGACCAGATTTTATTGAATCCGTTCGTTCCGACCTTCTAAGACAGACCAATAGGCATATCGAAGCAAGTGGTGGTGATACCACTGAAATGCAGCGTTATCAAATGTTGATTATTATGGAACAAGCTATCAAAAACACTGATATTAATTTCGGTTTTTGGTTGGCGGGAATGAGTATGGCACAGAATATTATAGATGCGGTTACATTATAATGAGTGGCGATAAATGACTATGTCATATATTTGACTTATAAAAATAAAAATAAAAAAAAAACATAAAAATAAAAAATGAAATCTTAATTGGTTTTTTTATTTAATTCACAAATGTATATATAAATAATAGACATAATAATATTACAAATGAATGGTAATGTTATTATATTGTATAATACTCAACAATTATTATATAACATTCGGTCGTCTCTTCCGAATTTAACATGTTCTATTATAATTTTTTTGGTAGGTTCGTATGTATTGTCTCAAATTGATATTCCTTCTTATAATAAAGATACAGTTACTTTAACCAGATGGTACATTGACCATCCTATTAACGCTTGGTCTTCTATGTTATACGCATTACCTAATGTACCTATGGTAATGAAAATTCCTCTTATTACGTTATCTATTAGTAGTTTTAGTTTATGGTCTAACTCACAACCACATATTAATTTTATGGACGTTACTAGTCTTTACTGGGTTATTGTTTCAACTTCATTGTATTCACTCCCTTATTCGAAGCATAATGAAAAAGTGTTATGGGTGTTACATTTATCCACTACTACATTTATAGGTTTGTCTATTTATTCCGGTTTTTATCGTGAAATTTTATTATATTATGATATAAATATCGTTCCATTTACAGGTGCTATTCATATTATTTGTGGGATTACTCTTTATTGCTATTATCTAGATAATTTATACTTTAATATTAGTAGTTTTATAATTACTTGTGGATACATTTGTAAATTACAAAATATTTATTACCATATGTATCTGGGTACTTTATTGTTTCATCTATTTACCGCCGTTGGTATTTATATCTTGATGTATATGGACAAACCTCAATTAAAAAATATTAATATTATTATTCCGAAAAGTCAATCACTGACAGTATTAGATGGATTGTAAGATTTTTATACGCTTTACATATTGTCGCTGACAAATAATTTGTTCATATTAATCGCCTCTATATTATATTCCACTGGGTTAAGTAATCGTTCAATTAAATCATTGTCGCGAAATCGAACCGTATATTCCTGTTGAATCTTATTTCTACCAATTCTACCCAATGCTTGAATAATCTTTTGTTGGGTCATATTTGTCAAATCCTTACCTATGAATCCATGACAGAATGAGTAATTCGTACCATATATATAATCATCTGATGCGATTATTAAATATAAACGCTGTGAATACGCAAGTGACTTCATGATTTCAGCATACTTTACATTATTATGTGTATCAAACATCCCAATACCCATCAATAATAATACCTTCTTATGGTCTTCTACGTCTAATTCCATTATATCACATACAGTTTCTTCATCAATATCTGATACAAATGCGTTAGACAATGGTTTTCGTGTCCAATGCTCTTGATGTATATTGGTATTTGGTATGTTCACATCGGGTAATTTAACTGATACAATGTTATTACGTAATTTATCGATATCGTGTATTAATTCACTTATTACAGGGTCTTCCTTTTCACGACGTTCCATTTTCTTATTTCCATTGTCTTTCGTTTTTGTATTATGTTTTAAAGCCGAGTGTTTTCCGCCATCATTTGATTCCCCCTTTTCCGTTGTTTTATCTTCTAATACTTTCTGTTTTTTTACCAGTTCTTCTGTTACTTTATTGTTGTGTTCAATCCGTCGTGTTATCTCTTTGAATACTTTATTGGATATGTTAGAATGTTTTATATAATAATTACCTATTTTCGTAACGTCTTTTGCTAGGAAAATAGTAGGACCATCCGTCAATGTATGCGCGTCACTTGTGGTCAATAATATTCCATTTGATTTTTTATCATCCGCCACGTTTTCTCCGTTATTTTCTGCGAATTTTTCAGTTTGTGTTTCTTTCAAATGGTTATGAATCTGACTCCATACATCTTCCTCTATTTGATTTAAGGAATTTAAGTAATACATCTTCAAATTTATCATTGTGATTTCAGATAAAGAAATAAAGTGCGCCTCTAATTTATAATCTTCGTTTATTAAATTATTTTCATTTATATATTTTACGAAACGAATTATCTCGGATAGGTCAAAATAACGAAGCAATGTCTTGTTTTCAATACAATGAGCCACTGACCTCTTCATTTCTGAATAATCTGAATATAACAAATGAGGTAGAACGCATTTGTTTTTATTATTCAATAGAGATATTGATTTCTTGAAATCATAACTGTTTATTGATATTATTTCAGCTCCTTCGAATTTGCATCTGAAATCCATTAATGTATCCTGTATCTCATTCTCTTTCGGTAATGTAGCGCAGGATAATACCATTTTAGATATCTTATTATATTTCCAATTATCGTGTATCTTATTATGTAGCTCGTGTTCTTCGTAGTCCATTGTAATCGTTGGTTCGTCCCAATAAGTAATAATATTTTCCTCACTGTTGAATGCCAACATGTAATACATTGCTATGAGGTATGACTGAACATCGCATATCATTATCTCCACATTATCTCCTACACTATTATCTACTTTTCCTATTCCGCCGGATTTCCTATGCTTTGTATAATCCTTTGCTGCATAATAATGAAGACGAATGTCCTCTGAACTATCACAACCAAACGCAAATGCTATCTTCTTCTCCATACAAATTGCGGATTTGGCCAATGCTAGACCGACGTGTCGGGATACGCATATAAATATAATCTTATACCCTTCAGATAATCCAAGTGGTGTAAGTGTCTTCCCTGTTCCTGTCGGTGCACTATACAATATTAATTTCGCATCTTTTGATGAATCTAACTGAAATAAATTGTATATACGCTTCTGGTGTTCAAATAGAGATAAGTCTTCGTATTTTAATAACACTTGATTCTTCTCTATATATTCATATGCTTTATGAATTGTATTTAGTATGGATGTTCTTTGATTACCGTATTCTATTACACGATTTGCAAGTTCCAGTATAATCTTATTTGTATTTGGTATTGAAGAACTGAGTAATTGGATTAATGTGTAAAGTGATAATGAGTATTTACTCGTTTCCTCTGCTAATGATTTCAATATTACCTTTATCATATCCAATATAACGAATTCAAATATCTTGTCCTTTTTTGTAAGAATATTGTTGTCCATATTCTCTATTTTGATTATATCGCTTTTTTTTAGAATTTTTGTTTTATTTATACTTGGATTGAAGTCATGTATCGTATCGCTTCCATATTTGTTTATTATTTTATTTACTATTTTACTAAAATATCGTTCGTATAAATATGCTTCCATTTCATCTGAAATATTCATTTTAATTAATTCGTATAGTGAATGGTTAAAATTGGTCTTTATATACACATCGTGAAAACCATCGCATATTAATTTCAATATATACTTTTCATCCTCTCCTACTGGTATTTCAGTATTTTCCCATTCTATCTTGGTGAGTTTTGTTTGCTTTAGATCCATTTTTGACGTGTATATCCTTGTTTTTTAGATAAAATATTATTATCAATTTTTATGAACAACGCCTGTTCAATGGTTTAATTTAATCCATTTTATTTTACATTCATCGTGAATTTATGATATACAAACACATGCATATCATAATTTATACATGTTTGGTTTTTGAATGTCCATATCCATATTTGCGACGTGCTCGTTTTGCTAGAGTAAATGCGGGTTTAGATTTGTCGCAACCACTCTCTAAAATGTCGAAATCTACCGCAGATGATTTACCGCCAGTTAGTGAACTACCCAATCGCGCATACCCCCAAGACTGAGGTGTTTGATTGGGACGAGAACCTGATGAATAATAAGCAGCCTCGCCTTTTTTAATGATTTTATTCATGGCATCAAAAGAACAACCAGTAGCACGTGATAATTCAATTGACGGAACAAGCGTTTTAACTTTATACATTCGATGGGCTTTCTTTGTATGACTCGATTTCTTACTTTTGAATGATGGTACATTCTTTCTGGTGTAATATTTACCCTTTTTATATAATTTACGCGATTTTACTAACATTTTTAATTGTGTCTTCTTATCTTTTTTTGTAAGACGATCCGGCACATATCTAACAGGAATCATATACTATAATCGAATATATTTTATAGAATGGTTGAATAAAAAAATACACAATCCGTCTGTGTTTTTTTTTATTTTTATATAACTCTCTAATATGTAATTTGTTTGCCGCGTATATCTAAACTATATGGTCACAAGAACCACCTGACTGTAAGTATTCGTCTATATGAGATGGTAGTGTAATGTCGTGTTCATGCTTCAAATAACATTTCAAGCATGTAATTGTATCCACCATTGCGTCGTGTAAATTCACGGGAGTAAACCCAAATAGTTTATCGTGTAACTCTACCAATTTTGGTGATTTGTTATACTGACCGTATATACCATTTAATTTAATGTTACAAAATTGCTTTGTTTTAAGCATCGAACAGTATGTGTCTATATCATGAATACCATTAAACATTTCATTGAACAAGAAACAAGACTCGGGAATTCTTCGTAGTCTTTCTCGATTACGGTATATCTCTGTTTCAATCATCCTCCTATCAAATGATATATTATGAGCTACGATACGGTCAGCTAACATATAGGCATTGTAGAAATCAAATAATGCGTCTTCAATCGGCACACCTTTTAACGCGCATGTCTCTTTTTTTATACCTGTAATTTCTGTTATCTTTTCTGATATAATTACATCTTCAGCAATCTTGATATAATTATTATATGTTTGTTCTATGATACCTGTCTCTATGTTATATAATAGATAACTTAATTGGAGAATATAAGGATATTCTTTGATAATTGGTTTTTGTGTGTTTTTGTCATGATTAGGCAAAAGACCATTTGTCTCAGTGTCGAATACAAGAATACGTTTAATGGGCATGATATTAGTAGTTGTAGTTATTGAACTTAATTTGTGAATAATGGTTTTTACTTTTTAGTTTTACAAATCAATTTTTACAAATATTTGTAATTATTTATTTAATTTGTTACATAAACTATTGTGTGTTTATATAATAACGACCATTACTTTTCGCGAGATTCTTTGATATTTATAAATATAAATTATATACTACTTAACTATTCCTTGAACTTTTGGATTCCTGGATTTTTATATATTTATATAAATTGTCACTTTTGTAACCATTTATCGATTGCCTGACGCATTTTAAGATAACACAATCGTTATTAATATTCAATAATAGAATTTGAAATCTGATAGATATTTAGAGAACCTTATAGTTATTCTCTGCTTAATCTTTAATTATAAATTGGTATATGTGGTTAATTTTAGCGAACATACAAAACCTCCGTGATGTTTATTTTGATTAAAGGTTCATAGAAACATATTCACTATAGTGACCATTGTTTTTCGAAAGGGTCCGTATCGGATTTATTGGAACTTTGAATTATAGACTCTCCATTGTTTCAAATAATATTTTTTATGAATTACTGTAAATCGAGCATCTTTTTTTATGTGAGTATTATATAGTGCTAATGACTTGCAATCGTGAAACGGATGAAAATGAAGTATTCGGTGGTGTTAGTAATCCTTTTAATATGAGTAATTCTGAAACAAACTTCAAACATGACTTTTTTGAAATGTCTATTAATACCTTCGGATCTTTAATATTATATAATAAAAAGGATATTGGAGGTAACCCGATATCGATAGATAATGCCGATTATCTATTAAAAATTACTAAGAAGACTACTGATACTGGTGCTGACAATATTACAACAGACATGAAAGAGTTATTTAAAAACTATTTGATTTTTTTTAATTTTGTTATTGTATTGTTAAATAATAATAAGACATTTACTAAAGATGATGACCTTATTACCTTTTTACAATTGAAAATATATAGTAGTAAAGGTATTACAGCTTATACTCCATTACTACAAATTCTCGGTCAAAATAATAAAATTAAACCAGATATAATTGCGTTTTCTCACAAAGTAAACAAAGATTTGTGGGTCAAAAGTGGTATGACTAATAAAGAAGACAAAACATTGAAATATGGAAATGAAACAGAAACAGGAAACGCAGTCTTAATCGAAACTGGATATACCCTGATTCAAAGAATGTTGGAAAATGTTACAGCAAATGTTCCAGCAAATGTTCCAGCAAATGTTCAAGTCAATGTTACTGAATTATTCAAATTATTGGCATATCGCCTGACGATAGATACCCAGACAGAAAATTCAAAAAAGTTATTATCTAAATTAAATGAGTTAGTAATAAAAAACCAAAAAAACTATCTTGTTTTTTTAGATGAGTTTTACGGTAAATTTATAGCTGCTGATGTCATTACGGATAATGGGCAGGGGGCGGGGGCGCCGGCTCCGCCAGATTCTCCTCCGACTTCTCCTTCTCCTCCGACGGAGGAGGAGAAGACGGAGGAGGAGGAGAAGACGGAGGAGGAGAAGACGGAGGAGAAGAAGACGGAGGAGAAGAAGACGGAGGAGGAGAAGACGGAGGAGGAGAAGAAGACGGCGGTGGAGGCGCTGGATGCGGCGGTGGAGGCGGCGAATGGGGCGAAGGATATGGCGGTAAAGACGGCGGCGCTTAATGGCGGTGGTAAAAAATCAAAAACATTTAAACGTAAACAGCGACAGAAGAATAAGTCTGTGCGTAGATTCACCTACGGTGGGCGTAAAGCACACGAACAACAACAATCAGAACAACAACAACAACAACAACAATCAGAACAACAACAACAATCAGAACAACAACAACAACAACAACAATCAGAACAACAACAACAATCAGAACAACAACAACAATCAGAACAACAACAACAATCAGAACAACAACAACAATCAGAACAACAACAACAATAACAACAACAACAACAATCAGAACAACAACAAATGTGATAAATACATTAGTAACTAAATTTTATTAATGTATATTTATACAAACCCGGGTTTTTTTCATTTGTAACACAAAAACACACTATTTGTCAATATTTACGAATGTTCCAATAATAATTGTTTTTCGAGACGTCGTGGACTTCTATATTTTAACAAGTCCATGCATTTCGATGTGGTAGGGAATTCATCATTTCCATATATGTCTTGCATCAATAACCATTCGAACAGTCCACCCATATAAATATAAACTTGTTTTACACCCAGTTTTACAAGCTGTTCCTGTTTCAATCTAACACAATCGTCACTACAATTGCGTCCGTATATAATTACTGGTAAATCAGGTGTACGGTAATTAGATATCTGTTCATTGATGGCGTTCTCTTCGCGGTCACATGGAAGAGTACCATAAATGAGTAAATCCTGTTCGTTAGCAGATAGTGTATTGATAATAATAAAATTAGTGGAATGTGATATAGCATACTTAATATCCTCAAAACCTATATATTCCTTTATATTTACAGAACCTCCTGAAAGGAATGAGAACATACAATAAACTAATAATTACAACAAATAAATCTTTATGTAATTACATAGTTTGTTAATAAACATTACGATATAATAAGTCATTAAAAAACGAAATAAAAATGAATGTTCTATATATAATAAATGCCGTTTTATAAAAATGAACGTGGTTTTGTGGTAAATGGCGAAGAAATATTACTGGTACATAATTTGTGTACAGGTGCAAAACGGATATATGTCAACAGTATATTGATTCGAATTATACCACCGTATATATATAACTTTTCGAATAGGTATCCGATAATTATAAATGGTGTAAATTATGAAATAATAGTGAAAACCGGTTGGAGGTACAAGTATGAAATTGTATCGAGGCAACACGGGTATGGTTTATTGGATGAAGCGTTGTTATAATGTAATTAATAATTGATTTAATACAATAACATAAATTATTGTATTAATGACTCGACTATACGAATAGAATGCGTTTATTAGTAAAATTCACTCAACGGATTCTTTCTCGAAATCATAATAGTGATTAATTCTACAGAACAAATTGAAAATATTATCATAGTTATTCGTAATAAATTGAATAAAAAACAGATGTTCTGTTGAAATATTAAAAGATGAACTGTCTAATGCGTTGAATGAAAGAGAGTATCAATCCACTGTTATCATTGAATGGTTGGAATATATTGAATGACGCTTTGTTATTACTGTTTGTTTTCATAAAATTGATTAAAATTTAAATCAAATAATTACAAAAGCACTCAAATAACCAATATGTCACATCTCACAATACTTCCAATAGAAATAAAAACTATAAAAAGATTTATACGCTTATGGTGTATAAATTTAAATAGATTAGAACCCGTCTTATATGGCGGTGATAAAATAACATACAAGTGTATAAACGTGTTTTTGGATAAAAAAAGATCAGAAAATGATTGTAATAACAAAAAAAGAGAAAATATTATAGGTTGTATAATAAATAAAATTATTCCAACAAATTATTATAAATATTCAAAAAGATGGTGTAATTTACAAAACCAGATTGACTTATTTATAAAACAACTATGTGAACAAAGGAATATAACTTGCTCTAATAATAACGTATGTATCCATAAAGCAGGACGAGGGAATCACTATGACTTTAAATTAATCATAAATAATATTGAAGAATTTATGGTGGAATTTAAATTTAATGTGTCTTGTGTAAATGATACACCTCAATTCGTATCACCGATGAAACCTTCAAAATATTTGGATAGTTCTTATGAAGCCTATTATTATGACAATTATTTCATACCATTGAACAACAAATTCAATATGCAATTGCCCAGCAAAGAAGAATACCTGAAATATATACACTCACCTAATCCACTGTGTTTAAAATGCCATCAGGATAAATATTACAATGGATGTAAGAATAGTAGCAAATATACTGCTAAAGAAGATGATATTAATTTTTACAACAGTTCATTAAAGGCATCATCTGATAGTATTGCTAGTTTTATTTCAAAATATGGCGTTAAGCAAGATAAACTCACAGAATATTTATTAGAAACACAAAAAAATAAATTTTATATGTTATATAAAGATGGAAATTTACATCTAGAGACAATAAACCAAGATGACTATATCATTACTGAAGTTACAAACGATATAAAAAGGAAAAATAGGTATATCGCGACAACTAAATCTGGTAAGATTATGAATATATTATTGAGGTGGAAAAATGGTAACGGTATTGCTTTTCCTGCTTTTCAAATATCGTAAATCGGGAGTATTTCACATAGTTCAGTAGTATTGATGGCATTGTTACCGAAATAATTTTTAATAAATTCGATAGTTTTTATATTTTCAAATGATTTGATAATTTCCTTGTATTTTATTATTAAGTTTTCGTTACTGATAGGTTTTTTATAATTGATACATATTAAATGGTTTTCAATTAAATATTGAGTATTATTATTTTCATTAATAATACAATAATTGAAGTTGTATGTTCCTACCCCATATCCTCTATTAATAACTAATAATGGATTATTCGTTCCGGTCTTATTTATATAATTTTTTTTCTGATCGTTCGAATATTGTTTTATTGATAATTTATTATTTGTAATATCAGAACTATATATTAATAATGTTTTGGTATTGTCATGTGTTAGGTCTTTTTTACATTGATTCCATACTACATTGCCAACGCTAACATTAAAATCTAAGTTGCGCAATGTGTTAGAATTAGAATATAATGTTTTTAAAGTTGTAATTTTATCTGTCGTTCCAAATATGGTAAATCCTGAAATGTTTATAGTGTATTTGGTATTGTTATCATCTAATGGTGGTTTATTTTGTAATATTAAAATTATTGTATCCTGTTTAGTTTCTATATAATCATCATTACATTCTATAATATTTAATATTTGAAAATTGTCAACTATGTATTTTCTTGTTTTGTCATAATATAAACAATTAATAAAGTTATTAGGCAGAATAAAACTAACAATCCCATTACTGTTTAACAATTTTAATGATTTAATAATAAACAACAGGAATATATTTGGTCTTCCGTCGAAATAATTGTAATATGTTTCATCAACTTCATTTTTTTTCATCACAAAATACGGTGGGTTTCCTATAATTAAATCGAATTTTTTATGAAATGTATAACTTAAATAATTGTCGTTAATTAATGTAATATTATTTTGCTTGAGATGTTTGATCGATTCAAATATGGTTTTATTCAGTTCTATTCCAGTAATGTTAATATTTATATCATACATTTGGTTGAGTGCTAATATATATTCACAAGAACCACAAGAAGGTTCTAACACTTCTTTTACATTTTTCATATAAGGTTCTAATAATTTGATATTTGTATGAATTGTTTCTGGTGGTGTGAAATATATTCCGTTGGATTTTTTCTCATCTTTATTAATTTGTTTAGTTAACGTTTGCGATAATTCTGAATATTTAACCTCGTTTGTTTTTTTTAATTTTTCTTCGACTATTTTATTTACAATTACTCTATTCTTATCAGTATTATTTTCGTTTGGGTTTTTACATTTATTATGAGAATTGTATTGAGATTTTTTTAAAAATTCTATTCCACAACCTTCGCAAATATATTTAACCATTTTCCTTGTAATTGTTGTTGTATTGTATTTTTAATTGATTTACAATCAATTTTATAAATTGGCTTAATTTACACCCTATGTAATTCGCTAAATAACATAAAGCATATATTACATTAGTTGCGTTGATAGTAATGGCGTTGATAGTAATGTTATTATTTTGTTATAATATTCCGGTATTTTGGGTAATATTATCTATTACCTTACTTATTGTGTTTTCTCTTGGATGATTAGGAGTCAGATTTCGCTGAATAGAAATACATTTCATAGAGAATTCTGAATCGGCATCGTCATATTCATCTGAGTGAATACCCTGTTCTTTTATTAATCTTTCGAATGTCATCCTCGTTACTTCTTGAATTCCTTTTTTCAATGTATCTTGAGAACCTTCTTTATCCCATTCATTATTTTCTTTAATATACAATGTCTTACGTTTTTTATCTGTGCAATGAATCGGTTTATTATTCATTCCCAATCCTTGTAAATTCTCAATAAAAAGCTTGGTAATACCTTTGATATACCCATTTTCTACTTGGTTCTCTAAATCAGTAAGAGAAACTTGTATTTGTTTTATAAAATCAGAAAAGTTGAGTGCGTCTTTAGACTCACTGTTTAAAAATAATTTCGAAATGAACTAATTGTTATTATTATTAGTAGTATTAACAATTCTAGTAAATAACACTATAATCGAAGGTTTTTCGGTGAGGTTCTCTTGAATGCTATTTGAAATTTCAATTGGACATCTTTTATTGTGATACCATATAATACTCATAGTTTATATATTTTACCATATTCGCATTTATACAATACGAGGGTTTTTTGGGTTTTTTCTGTTCGATTTGTTCGAATTATATATTTTGCTGTTCATTAATGTTATATGAAATTTGTTTTTTATTACCATAAGTGAATTCATATATATCACCTACATATTTTTGGGGTTTTTTTGGGTTTTTTTATGTTCGAATTGTTCTAAATATTCGAACATAAAAAAACCCTTAATATTACTAATTGAAATTTATAAAAAAACTTATGCTAACAAAACAAACACGAAAAAACACGATTTACTGCATTATGCTTTCAATCACTTTTTCAAAAAAGTCATTGAAAAAGTAATTTTATAAATCTGAAATTTGGACATTTATAAATGTCCATTTTTGAGAAAATCAAAAGA